TGTTCCTACTTTAGGTAAATACAATTTAGTCGAAGGAAACTATTATTTAATTCAACACGGCAAAGAAGGTCTTAAAGGCATTACTAAATATGCACCTGGTACCACAACTGAAGTAAAGGATAAAATTGTAGCACAAATTATTAGTAGATTTAAGGGTCGATTTATAAGATACGACATTGGTAGGTCAAGTAAATATCCAGATGGCCTACCCGGATATTTAACTCCTGGAAGAGAAGTTGCCGTGTTTGACAAAGTGGAAATAATTAGCGGTGATGATAAACGTTTTTTTACAGATGATGTATATGTTATCAAACCTTCTCGTGGAATAATGACTACTTTTGATTCTGCTAGAATTGCCGCTAACGGAATGTTGCGAGAAATTACTAACCCGGCAAATCAAACAGCGTTTGCTACTACTACTTGGACTTTTGCGAATGATACATTAAGAAATAATGCTGATAGACTTGCGGACACCACGTTACATGGACTTGCGAATACTCCTATGGACCCAAATTTGACCGAAGAAGAAAACAATTTAATAGCTTTACGTGGCACAGTTATGAGCACAGATGGAGTTGGAAATAACATTTCTGGATACTTAGGTAGAGAAATGCCAGATGTAAAACCATATAAGGTTTTACATGAAGAGTTTCTTAAAAAAGACCCCTATAACTATAAAGGAAATAAAGTCAATGTGGATGAGCCTTTTAGTGAAGTAGACGGCGGATCTAAAAGAAGAAAAAATAGAACACGTAGAAATAAAACGCGCAAAGCACGTAGAAATAAGACAAGTTCAAGAAAAAGAAAAAACACCAAGCGTTATAGAAAATAATATTATTTAAGAAGTGCTAATTTTAAAAAAGTACGCAAAGCATATATGATATAATGATTGATACTATATATAGTAAATGATACTATATATAATTATACTATATAATTATACTATATATTGAAAACTACGATGGCGTAAATAAAAAATTTATAAGTTTAAATTTATTTTTTTTAAAAAGAATATTTATTAAATTATGGACGATTTTAACGTTAGTGCGCTTCACGAATCAAAAAACGAATGGGGGTCAAGACTCATTACAATTTTAACCCCTTTAGTAATTGATGGTTATAAATCTATTTTAGACGAATCCATAAAACTTTGTAAGGAAAACGGAGAAATGGATAAATATTTAATGACCTTTCAGAATTTAATCTCTCGAATCCCCAAGTGGAACACTCAAATTATAGAAACAGAAAGAAAAAGAATATGCGATAAATCCGGATGTTCTTATTTAGAAGATTTAGTCAGTTGTGTTCATATAATTCAACTTAAAATTTTAACGGCAATGCGAGTCGGACAAAAACAAAAAAAAATAGATATTAATATTCCAAAATTAGACGAGTTTATCCATAAAACGTATATTAATGTAGCAAGAAAGGTTTATAAAAATGTATATCTTTTTGAAGTAAATATTCAACCGTTACAAGTTCAAAAGAATTATAGAGAACTTGAAATAATTGTGCAAGAATGTATTTTGAATACATTGAGAGAGAGTATTCCAGTAGAAGCAATTTTAAAGGCGTATATGGATGAAACCGTTGAAGAAGATGTAAGAGAAGAAATTAATGAACAAATTATTGAAGAACCCATTAAACAACAAGTTGCTGTATCTAACGCTAATAATGGTTCAACTAATGGCGGAGGTGAAATTCAACCTTCAAACAGTCGTTTAAGTTTTAATAATATTGATTATGTTAAAACAGAAGACGGTTCTGTCTCGAATATTAATGCTCCCAAAACAATTGAACGTCTAGAAGAAATAAGCGACCTTAGATATCAAAAGAGAAGAATGGATGAAGAAGATGACGATGATAATAATTCTAAACTTAATATATCGGCAGAAACGTTTACTTTAGATAATCTAGATGTCCATAATATTGAAGAGCCTCCTTCAGAGTTGTTTTTACCCGATTTATTAATGGATGAAATCGAAGTTTTAGAATAATTTGCGTTAATTTATAAATAAGAAACTGATATAATAATTTAGATGGAAAATATTTTTATTATTGCCGGTGTTATATCGGTTGTTTTTTTAATTGCTAAATTTTTAGAAATGAGGTTTATTGAAAAAGAAGCAAAACCATTGAAACACCTTATTCGCGATGCTCTTGTAGTATATTTCAGCGTTGTAGCAGGCGATTTTGTTATGAACCAAATAAATCCTGTATTTGAAGGAGGAGGGAAAAAATTAACACCTGTATTTACTGATAATCCAGGGTTCTAAATTTTGTATTTTGCATTTCATATTTTCATATTTTCATATTTTCATATTTTTTATTGTACTGTGCCGTATAATAAAAAATCTCTAGCGACCCGTCCACACCTTCACAACACCCTTTTCGACGGTGCCTTTTTTTAAGTTATTCTTATATTGTTCAAAAGAACCGCCCCATTTTTGATATTTCATTATATCCCCAAACAAAGATTTTCTATTACGTAAACCATTGTATTCCGTATAAAATATACTTCCCATTATCCTCTCTAAACAACATCTATGAGGTCTGGTTTTTATAACGTTTACTAGATTTTCAATGTTATATATGTTATTTATTTTTATAAGAAAATTATGGTTTATATATGATTGCACTCCAAAACATCCATACCAGATTCCGGAATCGTTAATATGTGACATTCCTAATATATTATTCTTTAATTGTAATTTTTCGTTTATGTGATTAAAATTGGTGAGTTTATTTGTTATTTGTAGCGTGGTAGATAAGTCTAATCTATCTGGATTAAAATGCCATAATGGAATAACATCAATATTTTTTAACAATTCAAAAGGCATTCTCCTGTGGAAAAAAACACTGTCATGTAAAATAACGGCATTATCGAAATACTTGTTTTTTAAAAAATAATAATATGGTAATAACTCACCGCTCCCATGGAATTCCGATTGAACTATTTCTACATTTTCATAATTGAAATCGGATTTCAAAAACTCAGTGTTACTATTATCGTCAATAATAACAATCTTTTTATCCGGGTATAATGATTTCAATAATTTCACAGAATGGTTCCAGTATTCATTTGTAATTTCGGAATTTACGTGTCTTATTATTATAAATCCGTAGTCGTTCATAATATACATAAATATTTTCTATTATGAACAAAAAACAAAAACTTTAAAAAATTTAAAAAAACAGAAAACACAAACAATATTACACGCATGACGGAATATTATCTATATCAATAACGTCAGACGGCATTTCTCCCTTAAAATTACTAAATGCCTTAAATTCTGGTCTCTCTAATTGTGCTTGAGGTGTATGATTATGGACACAACGTGCTATCATTTTGTATAATTTAAAGTCTGGATATCGGTCATCTCCATTATTTTTATATAACATATTTATTCCTTTGTCATCTAAACACCATTCAACAATTAGACGTTTAATTGGGTCATCGCATTTGTCAAGGTCTTTAAGTTCATCTGTATCATCAATAACATAGTCAAATATGGAGCAAGCAAGACGGCATAAATCGAAACTATAATTCGGTTCTAATCTAGGTTTTTTTTCATTTAAATAAGGTTCTGTATTATATTGGGTTGCCGCATCTCCGCCCGTCTGAAAACTATCGCTACAGAAAATCTTTCCATCAAATTTATAAATACTTCTGCCAAAATCTATAATCTTAAATAAGCGACCGAATGTTGGGACCTTGTAATACGTCTTTTTATAACAATAATATATGTATTTTTTATCCGTTTTATTATACATAACGTTATTGGTATGTAAATCGTTATGTGTGAAATTAAATGCCTTTTGGTAAGTGATTAAAATCATTATTATTTGCATTAATGCGGAATACCATTCTTCCTCTCTTAATTTATTACTTAAAATCAAATCATCAAATGTATTTTCGCAATATTCCATGCAAATCACTTGAATAGGGAACTTTTGTATAGTGGCATTTATTACTTCTTCTTCATCTTCGGAATCACTAACATCTTCATAATCATCTTCATTTGATATTTCATCTTCTCCTTCAGGAGTGGTTTCATCTTCGTCCATCTCCATATTATTATCTATGGCATCATCATTTACGAGTTCTGGAATCTCTTCATCCATGTTATCTTCCTCGTCTGTATGAGATGATCTAGATGAACAAGTGGAATTCGATTTTAATGTAACTTGGCTCATATTTTTTTTATCCGATAAAGTGCCATTTAAATCAACTGCTTCTAAATTCATTTCACTCAAATTTTCGTCAACATTTTCAACAACCATATTTTCATCAAAAACGTCTTCAAATAATTCGTCCGTAAAGGAATTTATAGATAATTGAGACATAGCACTCGTGTTCTGTTGTATTTTTATGGGTTTCAATTTACCGTTTTCGTTTTCATTTTGAAATAAATGCTCATAATCATCTATTTTAAATAAACTATTTTTGTTTTTATTAAAAAAATCGGAATTATTCAAGTATTCAATGTCGTCACAAACATTCAAAATGAAGTTATTTTTAATACCTAAAAAGGATCCATAGTAATCTACGCCATGGACAAAATTAAAAGTATGTATCAATGTACTAGATAAATGTACAAATAGTCCATCAACATATGCTGAATTGTTGGGGTCTATGAATTTGCCATTGCAGTTTGTGTCGGTTGAAGTTAGTTTTGGCAAACTATATAATTTTTCGTCGGTGACATTGTATTTACCAACTAAATACTTATATGGGTCTAATAGTGGTGCTAATTTAAAAAATACATCCCTGTCTTTGGTTTTGTTATTATTTATGTTTTTTAGTTTACAATTAAATATACGGTTGTTCTCATCGATATCTTCTTCATCACAGTTTACGTTTGAAATATACCATTTATGGTTTAAATTTATATTGTTAAAGTTTGTTTCATTTAATGAAAAGAATTTTGAATATATGGGTATATAATTTTGTGTATTAGACAAAAAAAGAGTACGTGGGTTTTCTAAAGTTTTAAAAAGTTCACTGTTCTTTCGTTTTTGATAATTTACAAACATCTTTCTTTAGCTAATTAATATATAAATTATATGTGTTTTTAACTTATTATAAATGATAAATGATAAAAAATCACTTTATGCTTATTTCGTAAAAAAGAAGAAATAATCTTTCTAAAAGTTATAAGATATGACCTTAGAACTAAAAAAATTTGATATGAAGAGTATCCAGTTTAAACCAAATGAAAACAAAGGTCCTGTAGTGGTTTTAATCGGTAAGCGTGACACTGGTAAATCATTTTTAGTAAGAGATTTATTATATTATCAGCAAGATATTCCTATTGGCACCGTTATTTCTGGGACAGAAGAAGGCAACGGATTTTATAGCAAAATGGTGCCGAAGTTATTTATCCATAATGAATATAATTCTGCTATAATAGAAAATGTTTTAAAGCGGCAGCGTACCGTGTTGAAGCAGGTTAAAGAAGAAATGGCTACGTATAAACGTAGTACTATTGACCCTAGGGCATTCGTTATTCTGGATGATTGTCTTTATGATAACACATGGTCGCGTGATAAATTAATGCGTCTCCTCTTCATGAATGGGAGACACTGGAAGGTGATGTTAGTCATCACTATGCAATACCCTTTAGGTATTCCGCCAACACTTAGAACAAATATCGATTACGTTTTTATTTTAAGAGAGAATTATATAGCAAACAGGAAACGAATATATGAAAATTACGCGGGTATGTTTCCAACATTTGAGTCCTTTTGTCAGGTCATGGACCAGTGTACGGAAAATTATGAGTGTTTAGTGATAAATAACAACTCGAAATCGAACAGATTACACGACCAAGTGTTTTGGTACAAGGCCGACAATCATGGTGACTTCCGATTAGGTTCAAAAGAATTCTGGGAATTGTCGAAAAACCTTAAAGACGAGGATGAAGAAGAACAATATGACCCAAATAAGACCAAAAAACGCGGAGGTGGCCCTAAGATTAGCGTTAAGAAAACAACGAAATGGTAAAAATTGGTTTTAAATTCTTGCTTTTTAAATGTAAAATCAAGAATTACTATTTAAAGACCAAATAGTATATTTAATTATAAGAATGGAACAATTAAATATAGTTGAACTTATAGAAAAAAACCCTATCACTAAACTTTCAAGTGTATATAACAACAAATTATTGAATAAAATAAAAGATAATTTTACGTGTTTTGAACAACAATTATTTGTGAGTAGTTTTTATTGTTACCTAAATTATGATAAAACATCGGATTTTATTATTGATTTAGACCATATATGGAAATGGTTAGGATTTCAACAAAAAATAAATGCTAAAATGTTATTGGAAAAATATTTTAAATTAGATATAGATTATAAAAATCTTGCTTTTGTTACAACAAAAGCAACTTTAAATAATGACAATCTTGTTTTCCCATTAGAGAAATCGGTTTTGAATAACAAAAAACCGCTTAAGGATAAGCACGATGAAAAATGGGGTGGACATAACAAACAAACCATATTATTAACAATTAAATGTTTTAAATCTTTGTGTTTAAAATCACAAACAAAAAAAGCAAATGAAATTCACGAATATTATATGAAAATGGAAGACATATTACAAGAAATTGTAGAAGAAGAAACAAATGAATTAAAGATACAATTAGAGCAAAAAAATAATTTATTACAAAGTTCCAAAAAAGAAAAACAAAAAGCGGTGGAACAAACGCTAATTAATCAATTTCCTATAAATACCGAATGCATTTATTTTGGAACAATAGACAACACAAATGAAAACAATGAAATGCTAATTAAATTTGGTCATACGAATAATTTAAATACTAGAGTTATTGACCATCGCAAAAATTATGATAATTTTATATTATCAGAAGCATTTAAAGTTCAGAACAAGGTAGAAATTGAAAATTTAATAAAAACGCATCCAAATATTAAAAAACAAATACGTTCAATTGAAGTAAATGGAAAGAATAAAACAGAAATTATAGCACATGATTCAAAATTTACAATTAATCATATAACTAAATACATTAAAGAAATTATAAATTCAAAAACATATAGCATAGATAATTTTAATAAATTATTAAAACAAAACGAAGAGTTAATAAGTGAAACGGAAGAATTAAAAAATCAATTACAAAGATATAATGAAACTATTAGGAAACAAGCAATTGAAATAAATACATTAAACGAAAAGTTAGATAAACAAGAAAATAAATTGCTATTATTTGAAAAAGAAAACCACTCTGTTTATCAAAATCCTTTATTACCAGAAGATGACCAAACGAACAAGTTCAATGAGTTTGTAAATACTATGTGCATTGTGCGTTCAGACGTCGAAGAATCGTCAACAAATATGGAGGGTGCTTATCGCATTTGGAATAAAATAAAACCAAAAAAAGAAACATTTCATTTGTTTAAAATATACTTAGATACGCGTTTTAAACCAGGTAGACTTTTAACTCAAAATAAAAACCAAGTTGTTAACGGTTATATTGGAGTAAAATTGAAACAAACAGAATATAAAAAACGTTTCGTAAATAATGACGCAGAAACGTTTTTATTCCAAATGTGTAAATTTAGTCCTAGTGGAAAAATATTAAATTCAACGTTGCTTTCAGAATATCAACGCTGGAAACAAAATATGAATAAATTAACACATATGAACGATTTAAAAAATATTAAAGAATATTTGAATGATTGTGAATATACTTTAAAATCTACAGTTTGGACGGAACAAGGTTCAAATGAAGGTTATTATGGCATTTCATTAAAAATAGATGAATACAAGCATAAAATTACATCTTCTACAGGTAAAAAGGTTGAAAAAATTGAATGTAGCACAGAACAAGTATTGTGTATATGGGACACCATAGCTAAGGCTGCTCAAGACGAAAATATTTCTGCAGCAAAAATGTCGAGAAGCATTAAAAACAAAATAATATTTAAAAATGATTATTATTATAGAAACCTTGTTTAGAGACAAAAATGTATATATAAGTAAACATGTCTATACATTTTTCCATGGGAGCGATAAATACAAGTACCAATAAACATGAACATCCTAAAATAGCAAACAAAAATAATAAATATAAATGTCCTTTATGCGAAAAAGATGTAATTTTTAAACAAGGTAAGATTAACCAACCCCATTTCTCTCATTATAAATCAGATAGTCCTTGCCATTACTATGATAATCCACGTGAGACTGACATTCATAAAGAAGCGAAATTATTAATGAAAACATTATTGGATAACAAAACAAATATATGTATTAATACAGAATGTAAATATTGTAAAAAAAGAGACATAAATTGTTTTTTTAATTATGGTTTTCAGTATGATATATTTAGAGACGATTATAATGAAAATACCAAAGCAGTTATAGAGCATAAATTTTATTATAACAATTCAAATAGAAGCGCTGATGTAGCACTTATAGAAAACGATAAAATAAAATATATATTTGAAATTTGTTATAGAAATAAAACAAAAGAGGAAAATCGTCCAGAACCTTGGGCAGAAATAGATGCTGAAAATTTAATTAATGACATTAACTCTGGAAAGATTGTTGATAAAGAAGGAAATGTATACATTGAATGTATAAGAGACTATAAATGTGATGAATGTATTTATTATGAAAGAGAGGAAAAATGTGTATTAGAAATGCTTCAAATAAAAGAAAAAGAACAAATGATAGAAAAATTAGAAACAAAGTATATGAAAAATGAAGACATTAGATCTATTGAAATAATACAAAGAAAAATTAAAGAAGAACTTATTGAAAAAGAAGAAAAATTCAGAATTTGGAAAGAAAATAAAATAAAAGAATCCGAAAATAAAAAACAGGAAGATGAAAGAAGATGGAGAGAAAGCATAAAACAAAAGGAAACCGAAAGAATTAGAAAAGAACAAGAAGAAAAATTAAAACAACCATGTAAATGTGGCATTATAATGAAAAATATATGTAGATGTGAAAAACCAAAATATGAATTACAGATAAATAAATTTTTATATTGTGTAAATTGTAATAATTGGAAGTGTAGATGTAAATAATACAATATTATTTACGCAATTATCTATTTGTCAAACCTTGCGTTAAATTTGGTTAATCCAATCTTCCATAATTTTATAATCAATGGAATGTTGCTGTTTACATATTTCAATCGTGCAATATTTCGTCTCAAACATTCCACTTCCAAAAAGTAAAAACCCACTTAACGAAGTACCTTCCAACATATGTACGTAATATTTATTTTGTTTTTTTTCAATAGTACCAATTTTTGATGTATTTATAACCAGTTGCGTTAGTTTTAGAAATCTAGTCATTATATAACGTATCATAAATGGTTTAAATTGATTTATTATATATTATTTTATAAAAATATATAATAATGGTTTATAAAAAATATTTTATATATATATAATATATTTTTATAATGAGCGATTTGTTAAACAATATAAATTTTAGAAAGACATTGAGGATATCAACAACAATAACAAATGATAATATAAAAAAATACGTAGAATATTATATAGAAAATAAGGACAAATTACCATGGGATTTAAAGGATAAACAGATAGGTCAATGGGACGTTAGTAAAGTAACTGATATGCGTGAATTGTTTGATGGCCGAACATCTTTTGATGAACCCTTAAATGATTGGAATGTCAGTAACGTAACGAATATGAATAGCATGTTTTCGAATTGTTATAATTTTAATAGTCCTTTAAATAAATGGGATGTTAGCAGGGTAACTGACATGGGTAGTATGTTTATGAATTGTTTTAAATTTAATCAACCTTTTTTTAACGAAGAGTTAAATAGAAATTGGAATGTTAGTAATGTAGTAAATATGAATAATATGTTTCAAGATTGTCGTATGTTTAATCAAGAGTTAAATAGTTGGAATGTTAGCAATGTAAGAAATATGGATAGTATGTTTATGAATTGCAGGTTTTTTAATAAAGCGTTAAATAGTTGGAATGTTAGCAATGTAAGAAATATGGATAGTATGTTTAAATTTTGTTCAAAATTTAATCAAGAGTTAAATAGGTGGAACATTAATCCTGAAGCAGTTACATTTCAAATGTTCTTCAATTCTCGTAGAATGAAGGAAGAACATAAACCAACTATGCCACGAAGAGGTGAAACGGTGGCACATAAAACAGTAGTTGACCCAAATCAAGTTCATAAGGCAGCCGGAAACATTAAATACGATGAATTAAATGAATTTTTATCCGCAAAAATTGGCAACCCAGCAATGCCTATCAATTTAAATTATCCAAAATACATTAATGATACAATAAAATCATTAATTAGTACCTCACTAATTAGTAACCCGTTTAGTAGCGAAGCACCTAGTAAAAAAGGACAATTCGATGGAGTTCAAAGAATTGTGAATAAAATAAACAATCCCTATTTTAACTACAATGATTTAAATGACTCCGTAAGAAAGTCTATTTTTTATTCTTTGGAATACGTAAAAAAGCAATCACGCGTATTTCAAAAAGCGTACGTTGATAGTTTTATTAAGGATTGTCTTGAAGCTCATGAAGTAGGTGATACAATGAGTTGTATAAATGGAGTATTAGAAAGATTGGTATTTTCTTTAGTTCCTGCTTGTGTTACTTCTCAAAATAATCCAGATTGTAGCACAATTATTCCCTTAATTACAGGTCTTTCAGGTTATATACTAGATTGGTTTAAATTACATTCACCCAAGCATTTCACATATGTTAATGAACCTTTTCCAGAGGTACGAGATGAACCTGGTAAACGCGATGAAATTGGCAGACAAGCAAGAAAAGCCAATTTGAAACAATATTTATTGGAAAAAATAAAAATACCAGGTAAAGAAGACGTGGTCGAAGATATGATAGATGAAAACATTATAAAATGGGCAGATTTTACAGATTATGATGATGATGCTTTTACGCATGGAGAGACGAATAAAACAGGCGGTAGAAGAACGATGAAACGAAGAAAAGGGAAACGAAGACAAACGATGAAAAAGGCTAAAACGGTGAAAACTGTAAAACGAAGCATCAGAAAACATAATGCCAGATATTTAAGGAAAAGAAAAACAAGAAAATAATATTTATATATATATATATTTATGTCTGTCAGAAGAAGCACAAGAGGAACAGCAAGAGGTTCAGAAGAACAAGATGTATCTAAACGAGCAAGAGTAGAAATAATAACAAACGAAAATATACGTGGATATGTTAGTGCGTATATACATAGCAGAGGTTCACTACCTGCTTATTTACGAGATGAACGCATAGGTTCATGGGATGTTACTGGTGTAACTAATATGAGTAAATTGTTTGAAGGACAAAATACTTTTGATGAACCTTTAGGTACATGGAATGTTACAAACGTAACTAATATGCAAGATATGTTTAGCGGATGCAGTACGTTTAATCAATCATTAACTGGATGGGGTAATAACCTAAAAAAAGCAAATATGATGAGACACATGTTTTATAATTGTACTGCATTTAATAATGGAGGTGAACCATTAAATTGGACTATTAAAGCTGTAGAATATGTTGATGGTATGTTTCAAAATTGTACTGCGTTAGAACAACCAATAAATTTTGTTCTTGGAAATAACAAATTAAGATACACGTCAGGTATGTTCGATGGTTGCAGTATGTTTAATCACCCACTAAATTGGGGTGAATTAAGTGTTGGCCGTGTAACAGAAATGCATACTATGTTTCGTGGCTGTACACTTTTTAATCAACCACTCAATTGGCGTGTAAATAGCGTAGAACAAATGCAGTATATGTTTCAGGGATGTACGAATTTTAATCAAGATTTGAGTCAATGGAATATCAGCAGTGTACAAAATATGTCGTATATGTTTGATGGTTGCACGAGTTTAACTCAAGCACCGATGGCTTGGGTTGATTACATTGCTGCCAAAATTCGTAGACGTCCTGATAATGTTAACAATATGTTTCGAAATTGTCCGGCAAGAGCCCAAATTATCGCACGCGTTGCACTTCCAGAAATTGAAGAACGCATCGATGTATATCATCCAGACAATAACTCTCAACAAGACGACGACAATGAAGAAGACGATGACAATGAAGAAGACGATAACCATGGAGAAGCCGAACCTCAACGAATTTTTAATCCTAATGAAGTTCATAAAGCAGCAGGAAACATTGACATGGATGGATTAATCGAATTCTTAAAAGAGAAGACCGGTGAAGTAATGCCAGAAAATCCAGAAGATCCAAAAGATGTATTAGTAAATTTTCCTCTTTTAATTAAAGATACAATTGTAAACATACTTAAGGAAAGTGATGAACCGAATGCTACAAAAAGACAACAAATAGCTGAACTGGTAAGTTTAATGAAAACCAGATTAGGTGGAATTGATTATAAAGAAATAAATAAAAATCTACTAAAAGGAGTGTTTTATAGTTTGAAATATATAGCAACACAGTCACTTTTAGTTAAAAAAAATTATGTTGCTGCTTTTCTTCGAGATTGTGCTACTGCTTACGACAAAGAAGAGGATGAAGACACAATGACTTGTGCGGCAGGAGCATTAGAAAGAATAATAATGTCTTTAACAGTTTGTAATGCTGATACTACTTCTCTTGATAATACAGATTGTAAAAAAATTACATTCTTTATAATAGGTATTAAAGAGTACATTCTTGATTGGTATAAATTACATAAACGTGATAAACCTGGCAAAGATGGTAAGGCTACAGGTACTAGTGTAAACGGTGCCCCTTTTCCTGGTGAGACAGATATAGATGAGAATGCTCTGGAAGAGGAAGGAGTAGATATAGAGTTAAGTAAAAATCTTAGAAGACAAGATTTAATAGCATATCTACGTAAACAATTACCAGATATAAATATTAGTAAAATAAATGAAGGTGTAATAAATTTTGCTGATTATATTCTATATGAGGATGATTCTTTTACATATGGAGAAGAAAAACGTGGAGGTAGAAGAAGAAAGACGAAACGAAGAAGTAGAAAGGGGAAACGAAGACAAACGATGAAAAAGGCTAAAACGGTAAAAACTGTAAAACGACGAATTTCAAAGAAGGCAAGAAGAACCATAAAACGAAGAAAATAAAATAAATAAAATAAAATAATATGTTTTTCAAAATATATTATTTTTATACCCTACTTAAAGAAAAACCCGTTTTTACTACAACCGTGTAAAGAAATTCTGGTTTTTTGATAAAAAAGTTCCCTACATTTTTAAAAATTTTGAATATTTTTACTCAAGACTTTTTTTAACTTTTGAAAAATGGACATTTATAAATGTCCATTTTTCGTTTTTCTAAAATAATTTGCCCAAAAACATAAATTTGTGACCATAAAAAATTTTATGGTCTCATCACTGGAAAAAGTTTTTCAATTTTGTGACGATAAATTTTTTTTTATTTAATAAAAAAGGATTTAAAATTATTTTCTTCTTCTATTTTATGGAAACTATAGGAAACATTTTAGGGGCAAAAAAGGGCGAAAAAGGGCAAATCGAATACTATTGCGAAAAATGCGACTATATATGCTATAAAAAATATAGTTGGAATAGACATCTATTAACATCAAAACATATCCAGGAAACAGATGGAAACATTTTGGAAACGCAAAAAGGGCATCAAAATATTTGCTGTGAAAATTGTAATAAAGAATTTAAAACACGTTCCGGATTATGGAAACATACAAAAATTTGTATCAGTGACGAAAATAAAATACAAGATGTCGTCATCGATAAAGTAGATAAAAAGGACGAACTCATTGATTATCTTATGAAAGAAAATAAAGAAATTAAAGAACTAATTTTAGAATTAGCAAAGAAAGATTCCTATAATAATTGTAACAATAATTACACCAACTCTCATAACAAAGCATTCAACTTGAATTTCTTTTTAAATGAAACGTGTAAAGATGCGATGAACATTATGGATTTTGTGGAATCTATAAAGTTACAACTTTCAGACTTAGAGAGGGTAGGAGAAAAAGGATATATTGATGGAATTTCTAATATTATTATTAAGAACCTTAAAGAACTAGATGTTACGCAAAGACCCGTTCATTGTACGGATAAAAAGAGGGAAACAATTTACGTAAAGGATGAAGATAAATGGGAAAAAGACGATGAAAATAAAAAGATGCACAAGTTGGTAAGGAAAGTGCAAGACAAGAATTTTAGAATGATTCAAAAATTTAAGGAAAAGTATCCCGATTATAACAGAGCATCTTCAAGACACTCTGATACATATAATAATATAATTATTGAATCAATGGGTGGTAAAGGTGATAATGATTTTGAAAAAGAAGAGAAAATCATTAAAAGGATTTCAAAGGAAGTTTTTGTAGAAAAATAGCAATTTTATTAATGTATATATTCTATGCATTATATATATTATGCCCAAAACTAGAAAAAATTATATTAAGCATTGCATTAATATTGACGTAAAAACCCCTATAAAAGATGGTTTTAGAATGCCTGCAGAATTCGAAAGACAAGAGGCAACGTGGTTAGGATGGCCAAGTAATCCTGGAACATTTCGTATTAATCCGGCGCAAGCAGTAATCGAAAAAGTAGCCAGAATTATAGCAAAATATCAAAAAGTTCATATAGTTGTTCAGCCTTCAACGTGGGAATATGCTTATGAACTTTTTAAAGATTGTAAAAATATATTTGTTACAGAATTAAATACTGATGATAATTGGTTAAGAGATATTGCACCAACATTTTTAACCAAAAATGAAGGTAAAAATATATATTTAAGAAGTATTGGATGGAAATTTAATGGATGGGGAAATCCAAAGGAAATAAAGCATGACATGGATGCTCTAGCTGCTTTAAAAATTACAAATACACTAGCAATTCCTTTTTATAAAAAATTTGATTTTGTATGTGAAGGGGGATCATTCAGTGTTGATGGGCAAGGTACCCTTATGACAACGGAAGAATGTCTTTTAAAACATAGAAACCCTACTCTTACTAAAAATCAAATAAATAATATTTTAAGTAATTACTTAAATTTATCGAAGATTATATGGTTACCTTATGGCGTAGCAAATGATACTGATACAACTGGTCACGTTGATAATATGTGTGTCTTTGTAGGTGTTGGTAAGGTTTTGTTAACCTGGCCAAAAGATTGTGGAACTAGTAAATGTCTAGACAAAGAGCAAGAAAAACGTTCTTTAGCAGCATTACGTGTTTTAGAAAATACTACGGATGCAAAAGGAAATAAATTAACTGTCTATAAAATGCCACATCCGCCTATATTAAGATACACAAAAGATGAAATAAATACATTGCCATTTACAAAAGGTTCATTTGTTAGAGAACCTAACGTTAGATTAGCGGCGTCACATGTGAATTTAATTATTACAAATAATGCCATTGTTGTTCCAATTTTTAACTGTCCAACTGATTCGGAAGCAATAAAATTAATGTCACAAATATTTCCAGAGAGAAAAGTTTATGGAGTATATGCTAGAGAAATAGTAATTGGTGGAGGTAACATTCATTGCATGTCTCAACAACAACCTTATTCAACTACAGCATAAATGTAATAAGCATTTATTATATTACATTTATTATATTACATTTACACTCTAACAATCATCAAACGTTATTGTAACAGGGTATTTAATATAGCAATAATTGAACCACGTTGTGTTCGGGTTATTTAATTCACACCAATCAAATAAAAATTTACCTTTTACCGTTTTAAAAGGAAAAGGTTCCCACAAATGATATTTGAAGGTAAACAATAAATTCATAATACCCATTTCATTTGTTCTACAAAGCGTATATTCATTCATTGCTTCAATAAGTTGATTTTTATTACATAATTTTAAAATTTCAGTGTCATATATCCAAATACAATTTAAAAAATAGGTTTTATTTAAAATATCCTCTCCAAAATCGGTTTTCACCTTTTCTATTAATTCAAGATTATCATAACTTAATTGACAGTTGAAGTCATTATGTTTATCATGTTTACCATCTATAGGTGCTAACAATTTACATTTATAATCAAGTTCTAATAAATATTTAACATCGTCTAATACTCTGAGACCCGCGTCTAAAAATACAACTCTTTGCCACTTAGTAAAATAATTATCAAATACATGTAATTTCTCCCATTGGTTCAATTTTGTTAGCTCTCTCATGTCGCTATTCGAAAAACCATTTTCTCCAATCTTCGATAGCAAATTCGTTTTATCTATTTTATCAAATTGAACCTCCGACACATTATAGAACTGTTTAAAATTTTCATTTAAATGAAAGTCAATTGTTATTAAAACGATTGGTCCAGTCCATTTACCCTTTGTTCTTAAATCAATGACCGTTCTTTTCGCTTTATTAAAATAATTAGCGTCTGTTACCAAGACAAAAACGGTTTCATTTGTATTTGTCATGTCAATGGTTGCCCTACCATTATTTTTGTTATTGTCTAATTCAACATTAAGAATATCGTTATAAAAATTATTTGCTTCTTCCGTCATAGTTCCGTGAAAAGTTATTCCCTCATTTAATTCTTGGTCATTTTTATGATTACATATGAAAAAACGCTTATTGTCAATTTGTTTAATGTCATTTGTTTGTTTTAACTCGTTTATCCATAAACCAATACACAAATCGTCACACCAGTGTTTATAAGAATTATTAATTCCAGTTGTTTTCACAAAATTGTCGAGCAATTTATATAGTCCATTCGATATAGCGTAACCAGCACCTCCTGACATATATAAACAAAAATTATCTTTAATATGGTCTAATTCATTTCCGATATAAAATAACCCGGAATGATTATAATCTTTTAGAAAGGTTTCTAATCGATTCATAAATACAAACGTATCATCATCAATAAACATATACCAATCATAATCAGGAATATTCATATTATAGATAAAATGTATGTATTTCCACGTTATGTTCTGGGGGTCATCCATAGAATACCAACCGAATTGCCTATTTTCATGATTCGGTTTAGATGTTAAATAATAAATATCTTCCTTATCTACATTTTTTAAATATGAATTCATTTGGTATTTAACTCTTGTATCCAAATATTTATCACATGTAGAAATAATATAACATATTTTCATTATAAGTTATATTATTTATTTGATTTTAAATAGCTTTTTATTTTATTTATTTATTTTTATTCCTTCTTATTCGCAAAAGGTCCGCTAACCAATTGACTTTGACCGTTGTCTGACTTACCTACAATAATATTCTCACCCTCAAATAATTCCATACAAATATCAGCAGTTGAAATATTTTCCTTATCCTTCAAAGCAAACTCTTGGGTATTTCCATTGTTTACGCCAACTAAGTTTCCTTGGTCGTCAATTGTTTGTGTAAGTGAATTACCACTCTTTTCGGCATTCTTAATATTCTCCTCAATTGCCTTTTGTTTTGACTCCTTCGTACGCTGTTCGAATGCGGTCTTAGCATTTACGTCGTTCTTCTGTTTTTCCTTCATTAACTGGTTCAATTCTTCTTCCATATATTCAACGCGACCAGTCTTATAAGCCTCAGGATCCCAAGGCATCCACATACCAACAGGACCAACAAACACGTCATGGTTAGGGTCAATTTCTCTTAACATTTTACACCTTAATTCGGCTTCCTCTTGACTAGGATATGAACCTCTAATCTTTAATCCTCTGGTATTCGTTTGGAAGTTATTTGCGATGTCAAACTGCTTTTGTAGTTCTTCTTCATTATTGTCGACGAACGTTTTATAATCATCGCTCATACTATTTTTGGTTAATGCCTCCTTCTCTTCCTTTACAAAATCTTTAAAATCATTGGAAACGTCCTCAAACGAAACATTGTATTTGTAAGAAACAAAATTCAAGAATTGAACAAACTTTTCCATCGATTTATCAAATTCCCACTTCTTTAGGAATTCTTCAAAATAAAACAATTCTTTTTGTTTAATAATCTTTTCTGGAGAACAAAAAGAAACACACACAAATTTTTGACCAGATATGGGTTTGTCTTCTTCTAATAAATCAACATATTTAGGATTATTTTTTCCGTTAATTTGTTTTCTCTCAAATCCGGAGCCAGACTTCTTTGAATTTTTTGAACTACTCATTTTAGTAAATTATATTATTTAGTTTTAAGTTTTTTATCGCATTATATATATTTTTTTCTTTTTATTTATTATAATGGACGGATTAATTAACGTTGCTGAACTTGTTAAGAGAATTATTAAGTATTTAGTTGAAGGTTTGATGGTTGCTATTGCCGCTTATGCCATTCCTAAACGTTCTTTGAATATTGAAGAAATTGTGTTGATTGCCTTAACTGCCGCTGCTACCTTTAGCATTCTCGATACCTATGTGCCATCTATGGGTGCTACTGCTCGCTCTGGTGCTGGTTTTGGTATTGGTGCTAATCTTGTGCGTTTCCCTGGTGGGTTTTAAAAAGCATTAAGCATAATAACATAACAAATAATACATAATATATTTAATCTAAATATATTATATAAAATATGGCAAAAACACATAGGAAATCTCAAAAGAGACGCGTTATGCGTGGTGGATTTACTCCCGTAGTATATACTGATGAACAAAAAGAACAACTTCGCGAAGATGATAAGACTGATGAAGAGATTGAACGATTCGAAAATGCAGGAATAGAATTTGATGATTTAATTGAAGCAATACGTCAATTAAAAAAAGAAGAAGGAAAATTAACGGTGGAAGAGTTAGTGTCTACGGAAGATAATAATACTGATAATAATGGTACAACTTTAAATGGTGGAAGAAAAAGAAGAACAATGAAGAGAAGAAAGACGCAAAAGAGACGCTCAACTCGTAGGCAAAGAGGTGGCGATGTTTTTTACTCAGATAAGCAGCGCAAACATTTAATTGAACTTGGGATCTTACAGAAAAATCTTAAAAAATGGCAAGACGCAAAATTCCCTTATGAGAAAGCAGTAAATTACTTAAATGATGACCATGCGGACGATTATACTGAAAGGCAAAAACGCCAATTAGAACGCAAAGGTTGGTCTAGTGAACACATTGAAAAGTATAATGGAAACATACCATTTGAGTTGTTAGTAAATGAGAACCCGAAAGGACACAATCATGCTAAAAACTCTAATTCATCCACTGACATAGAAGAAGAACGTTTTTCAGATGTTCCGTTTAATAGTAATAGAACCACTACTGGCAGAAGTTCCAGCAATAAGAAAACAAGAAAAACAAAAAGTAGTCAAAGAGGAGGCACTTGTTATGGGAATGGCGTAGGTGCGAATTCTTATGACCCTAATTTTTCCATATATAACACACGCCAACTCGAACTATTTCCTTACAGTGCCAAATAAAATCAAATAGTGGGTATAAATTCCCAGTCTAATTCTTCGCAAATTTTTTTCCAAATGCTATCCTGTTCAATGCGTTTTTCTTTGTCTTTCAACATAGGGAAATGCTCCAAGTATTGTTCTTCGCCCAAGAGTTCGCACAATTTAAAAGCCGTATAATAATAATTTAAAAAATTAACGCGGTCCTCTGGGCAGTGTTTTGAGTAATACGATTGTATTTCAATAAATAGATTGCAAAGAGTCTCTTCTAATTCTTGCGACATAATCGGCGGTTTAATTCCTAATTTATCTTTTATAAATGGTATATGCTCATAATATTTATTATAACCAAGTTTTTTAAGAATTTCCTTGGTTTTAAGATTCGATATTTCCGACATATCAATCCTCTCTTTTTTAATTTGAAGTTTGATATTTTCAATTACATCTGGCGGAATTTGCGTTGTTTCTTTTCCTTGGAATTGCGCCAATATTTCTTTAAAATGGTTTATTCTTTTATAAGCGTAAAAACACACCTCTTTTGGCGGTTCTTTATAGGAAGGTTTTTCATTTTCAATTAAATATGGAATAGACCTAGAACAATTGTTGCAAACTAACACACCGTCTTCTTCAATGGGAATTAGTTCGCCTTTGTGACAAACGTTACAAATATCCGTCTGACAAACAAACGAATTCATATCCAAAAAAGTATCGTCAATGTTACTTAAATACTTTTGGACTATATTGTTGTTTTCTCTCTGAACTAAAGTATTTAAATCATTGTCTGGATTTATTTTAAATAAAGAATTGACTATTTTTGTTTTATTTGACGTTGATGACGTTTGTAAATTATTTCCGGTTGATATGCTTTTTTTATTTTCAAAATATTCAAAAATGAATTTTGAATTATCAAGAAAATAGTTCTTTTTTTTAGAATTGATTTCTTTTATTTGTTCTGTTAACTCATTGATTTTATCTTGTATATCTAAACGTTGCTCAACGGTTAAATCATGACATTCATTTTTAATTTTGTCTTTCAATTCTTGCCTTTCTAATTTTAATTCAGGCATTATGCTATTTTCATCCTTAGCGAACTCATTTAAGAATTCTTTGTGTTTTGTATCCAGTGTTACAGCAGTTTTTTTATTATACTTAATTTTTTTATTTGATTTTGGTTTAAAGTTTGGCATTCTCTCTTTTATATTTAAACTAAAATTTATTTAATTTATAATAAGTTTTAAATATATTTTAAATATATTTAAAAATAAAAGTTTAATAGTTTAAATTTATTGAAAGTTTTCTAGAAAGTATTTAATGGATATAAAAATTAATTTAGATTCTTTAAAAGATTTAGAAAATGAAAATGTAAAAGTAGATGTCATTAAATTTCAGAAAATGTTATTTTTGTTTAATTCTATAGAGCAAGGATGGTCTGTAAAAAAAAGAAACGACTCATATGTATTTACAAAAAACCATGAAGGGAAAAAAGAAGTACTAGAAGATACATATTTGATGAAATTTATGAAGACCAATTTAGATATAAATAAATTAATCGGTTGATTTAATAAACGATTTGGCTTAAAAATTTGGAACTTTTTGTTATTTTGGTTGCTTTAGAAATAAAATTTAATTTTAGTCGAATGTAAATTTTATTTTAAAAAAAATATACACAATATGATGTGGTCATTTTTAATATTTCATAAAAGTTGTATATTATTTGTTTTTATATTTTAATTAATTCAATTAAATTAATTAATTGAATTAAATTAAAATTCTGAAATTTTTTTTCTTTAGCGATTATATAAAATGGGAGGTGGTTTAATGCAACTCGTCGCTTATGGAGCTCAAGATGTTTACCTTACTGGTAATCCTCAAATTACTTTTTGGAAAGTTACTTATCGCAGATATACTAACTTTGCCATCGAATCTATTGAACAAACTTTCAATGGTCAAGCCGACTTTGGTCGCCGCGTGCAATGTGTTATCTCCAGAAACGGAGATTTGGCATACCGCACATACTTACAAGTTACTCTTCCCGAGATCAACCAACTTATGGGTCTTGGAAACTACACCACTGGCCAAAACACCGGTGTCTATGCCCGTTGGTTGGATTTCCCCGGTGAGCAACTTATCGCCCAAGTAGAAGTCGAGATTGGTGGTCAACGTATCGACCGTCAATATGGTGACTGGATGCACATCTGGAACCAACTTACAATGACCTCTGAACAACAACGTGGATATTTCAAGATGATTGGTAACACTACCCAACTTACCTTCATCACTGATCCTTCTTTTTCTGAAGTTGAGGGTCCTTGTGACTCTTCTGCTCCTCGTCAAGTTTGCGCTCCCCGTAACGCTCTTCCCGAGACCACTTTGTACGTTCCTCTTCAATTCTGGTTCTGTACCAACCCCGGTCTTGCTTTGCCTTTGATTGCTCTTCAATATCACGAAGTCAAGATTAATCTTGATATCCGCCCTATTGATGAGTGCTTGTGGGCAGTTACCACATTGAACTGCAACCAAAATCCTTATGCTGGCACTGCTCAACAATACGCCGTTGGTCGCCCCGTCCCTGCCACAATCGCCTACAACCAATCTTTGGTCGCTGCCTCTTTGTACGTTGACTACGTCTTCTTGGACACTGATGAGCGCCGCAGAATGGCACAAAACCCCCATGAATACTTGATTACTCAACTCCAATTCACTGGTGATGAGTCTGTTGGTTCTTCCAGCAACAAGATCAAGTTGAACTTT